TTCTGAGATTAATAAGGCATGGCGTGAGAATAATTAATGGAGGGGTTATGGCAATCATAAAAGATGAAGATTGTATAAGGCGTAATGATGGTTCTTATGTGTGCTGGGATAGAGAGCAGGACAAATTAATATTTATGCAAAAAAGAGAAGGCTCATTCGAAGAATTAACCGCAGAAGAAACTAAAAAACTCATGACAATTGTGGGTAAATTAAAATTAAATTAAGGCGGATATAATTATGAGCAAAGAACAAATACCTGATTTTTCTAATTGTATTAGAGATAAAAACGGCGAAATATGGTGTTGGGATAATATAAATAACGTCGTATGCAGAGTAATTCCTGTTAACACGACCGTACCACAAGATGTTTATATTGAATTACTTCAAGCGGCAAATGAGAAAAATAACAAGGTGTAATTATGCCCGACATATCAAGACTAGTAATCGAAGTAGACTCAAAAGGCGTTTTGAACGCTCAAGGCGATGTTAAAGCTTTTGACGCTATGCTTAAAAAATTAAATGGCACCGCTGAAAAAACAGAAAAAAGCACTGCTGATCTCTCAGATAAAATGGGAGCTTTGCAATTAGTCATAGGCAAGCTCCCTAGAGGGCTGCAATCAATCGCATCCGGGTTAATGGGTATTACCTCTCCTATGACCGCGGTAGCTGGCGCTGCGATTGAAGTTGGGGAAGTTGTAAAAAAATTCGTTGACGAATCAATAGACGCGTTTTCTAAGTTTGAAATGATAAAAACCAATTTAGAAGTAGTTACAGGTTCGGCAGAACTAGCGGCTAGAACATTTAACGAGCTTCAACGATTTTCGACTCTAACGCCTTTCGGTGTAGACCAATTATCGCAAGTATCATTGATGCTCCGTCAGGCTGGTACTAGCGCAAGCGATCTTATTCCTACCCTCAAGGCGTTAGGGGATGTCTCGATGGGGAACTCCGATATATTTAACAGAATGGCTATGAACTACGCTCAGGTTGCTAATGTTGGAAAAGCATCAAGTATGGATATGCGTCAATTTTTGATGGCTGGTATACCTATTAATAAAATGCTTGATGATATAGGCAAATCAGGATCAACATCATTTGAGGATATTCGCGAAGCTATAATGGCAGCATCCAGAGAGGGTGGACGTTTTGAAGGAGCTATGGCTAAAGGCGCTCAAACGATTACTGGCTTAAAATCACAAGTAGAAGGATTAGCAGAACAGTCTAGAGCTTTACTAGCTGAATACTTAAAATTATCAGATGTTGCAAAATTTATTCTTCAGCTAAAAGCTGAAACTAATATTAAGTTAAACAATTACCTAGCAACAGTGATCGAAATTAGAAATATAGAAGATCAGCAAGCTTCAGGTGTTAATAAATTTGCTGACGAATATAGAAAAGCAGAATTAGAAGTTGGAAAATTAACGACATCGCTAGAAGCTGCAAGTAAAACTACAGCACTTATCAATATAGCAACGGCAATGCTAGGAAGTAATGCAAGGGTAATATTGCCTGTTTTAGACATAGCAAAGGCTTCTTGGCGTAAACAATTAGAAACGCAAGAGAAAATAGTTGAAAAATACAAACCTATAATTGACGCTCAAAAACAGCAAATTCAACAGCAAGATGAATTTAATAGACGGCTTGAAGCGTCAAAGAGTAAATATGCTGAATTAAATAATATTATACAAAACGCTTATCAGCAATCCACAGAATATACTAGCAAAAACCTTGACGATAAAATCAGTAGGTTAGAAAAAGCAATTAAAGACGGCGGTATGGTTACGGGAGAATCTTTTGCATACAATAGGAGCAGCGAAAGGGGCACTTCTGAACAGTTCCACTTTTTTAACCCACAAGAGCTTGTAGAGGCTAAAATAGGTTTAGCAGAACTGCAAAGGCAAAAAGCCGATCTATATAGACGTAGAGACTCAAAACAAGAACTAACAGAATGGCAAAAGATTTTTAAATCCGCAATGAATCTGTCTGAGAACGACACTAAACAAAGCTGGTTTACTAGACAATCAACCGCGGTAAACGAATTTGCTAAAAAATTGGTTACAGCAAACGATAGAGCAAAACTCCTTTATAATACTTTGGGGATTGAAAACAGCACAATAGAGCAAGCCGCTGACGCGTGGGAACAGTTAGCGGCTAATATGATAATGTCGGGAGAATGGCAGTCTAATAGTTCATTATTCCAACAAGTAGCTGAATATGCAAAAGAAGCAAGAGATGCCGCGAATGAAATAAATCTTGATAAATATATCTCAGGGCTCAATATGGAATTGAGCTTGTTAAAAATGTCATCAGCGGAAATGGAGAGGCAAAAACTTATTTCAGAGTATAAGGTTACTAATGAGAATAAAATAGCAGAAGCTATAAGAGCGCAAAATGTATTAAGAAATGAACAGCAAAGGTTGAATTTGCTATCTAATGCAACTGGTTTATCAGAGAATGAGTTAAAAAACTTATCTAACGCAGATACTAGACGCGCTTTTATTAAAAATATTAATGCAGATATAGAGACTGCAAAATTATTGTCAAAAGTTGGAATGACCGACATGGTATCGGAATATGAAAATGCTTTAAAAAGAATAGAAGGACTAATAAAAGCAATCTATAGCCCTGATTTTGCAAAAACCTTTAATATAGAAATTCCATTTACTGAAGATATTTTAACAATTGATGAAAAAGAGATTTATACAGTGATACAAGAATATTATAGAAAGGTATTCACGCAATTAGGTGTTGTTCCTGATGAATATGTGGATTATATGCTTGCGATGAAAGAATTATCCACCGCCTATAGATCAAATAAAACAATTGCGGATAATCGAATTGCAACTGAAAAATACGGTAATTTTGCTAATGAATTGAGACAGCGAGAAATTAACGCATGGTTAACGGACGATCAAATTAGGTTAAACGAATTAGTCAAAGAATATGGAGAAGAGCGCGGAAAATCCATATTTAATTGGGAAAAAGAAGTTCAGGGCGCTGAAGCTCTTAAAAATGCCATGAAATCACTAGGCGAATCAATGCTAAACATTGCCGGAAGCAACTTCCTGAGTTTTACCAGCGATCTAGGGAAGGCGTTTCAAGACGCTAGAATAACGGAAGAAGAGTTCACAAGCGCGTCAAAGAATCTGCTCCGCAGTCTAATTGACACATTGCCCCAGTTGTTATTGAATGTTGGTCTGCAATTGCTTCCAACGCAAACGGCTCTAGGTCTTGGCTTTATTGCAGCCTCTGGTCTTATGTCGTTTGTAAGCGGAATGGTAAATGACGCTGATGACGCAGGACGGAAAGCTGAAGCTGATAGACTGAAAACCTTACAGCAGCAATTAATGGATTTAATATCTCAACAGAGGGAACAACAAGAATACTATTTAACTCAAAAAAGGAGAATTAATACCACCGCTATAAATGTTAACGATGCCATTATCACTCCCAGCGGAATAGTTCACACTCACCCCGAAGACTACATCATAGCCACAAAAAGACCGCAGGATTTAATGAACGGCGGCGGAACAAACGTCATTGTTCAAATAAACAACAATACTGACGCAACAATAACACAAACAGAAAGCATAGCTCCTGATGGATCGAAACTAATTGAACTAACCATTGCGAAAGTTGTTCAAAGAGAGATCGCTAATGGTGGTATGGATGCCGCATTGAACGCAAGGAATCAGCGGTTGGGCGGTAGGAAGGTTACTTAAATAATTCGCATACCGTAAACACATACTTAGTTAATATATCCGAATTGCGAATAATTACATTCCTTTTAAAATAAAATAACGGAGGGATTTATGCCTATAGAAAATAATCCAAATTTTAGATCAAGAGACGGATGTACTTATATTTATAACCTTGAAATAAAAAGGTGGTTTAAATATTGTCCAGTTGATGAACTGCCTATAGATGTGAAAAAGCAGATTAGCGAAATTAAGGAAAAAGCTGAATTATTAAAAGACGCCACATAGAATTGACGGAGGCAACATGATACCTGTTAATTGGGCTACATTAAACGATAAAAGAATAGGTACGGTCTTAAATTCCTCCTCATGGGACACTCCATTAGGTATAATAGCCGATCAAACAAGAAGCGGTAAATTTAAGACCAGACCTAATCACATACACGCGCCTAAAACTTTCAGCATAACAATGCACATGACGCTTGAGGAATATAGAGTATTCAGGTATTGGTATGAGAACGTATGCAGAAAAGGCGCTTATACATTCACTTATCCGGTAATTAATGATAACTCAGGATTATTAGTAGAATATCAATTCGCGCCTGATTCAAGTATCGGTATAAAAAACACATCCGCTTTAAATCTTGAACTAACAATGAGCTGGATGGAGGCGTAATGTTATCAGCGAAAAACCAGAAAGAAATAGCGTCTCAGAGAACAATCGCTGACTTCCCTTACTTAATTAAAATCTCTCATCCTGATTATATTGATATGTACTTTGCAAATTCTTCTAAAGATGTAATTCATAAAGGGATAACTTACGAAGCATCTACTTTCACTATTCAGCTGCCTGATCGTGATGGAGCTAAAATAGGTAATGCGACACTTACCATTTCAGCAATAGATCAATTCTGGATAGAGAGAATTCGTACTATTCAAAAACCCGCTGCTTTACAGTTCATAGCGGTGATAGTAAATGACGGTCAAGTTGAAGAGTTAGAGAATAACAGCTTTACTTTAAGAGCCTCAAACTGGAATGAAATCTCAATAACATGGGAAATGATATTTGATGAAAATATGGCTATAGTGGTTCCGGCTGACAAGTGTAATGCGATGACAACTCCGGGGTGCGCATGAGCATAGGACAATATATCGGTATACCATATAAACCTCACGGAAGAAGTAAAGAAGGGCTGGACTGCTACGGACTTGCGATCTGTATATTCAGGGAGAGAGGAATAGAGCTTCCCGACCCTTGTTATCCCGATACTGAAATTTCTACTAATAAAAGGATAATGGAGAGCCTTGAATCAACGATACCTAACACAAAAATTGATAAGCCTGAGCCGTGGTGTATTATCGAATTTAATATTTTAGGAGAGCCGTCTCACATTGGGATTTATCTAGGACATGGAGAGTTTATCCATTCCCAACAAAAAACAGGGGTAGTAATAGAAAAGCTCAACAGGTGGGAAAAAAGAGTAAAGGGGTATTACAGAATATGATCACAGTCTCGATATTTAGAAGCACTTTAGACGACACAAGAGAAACTCAAAGAATTGAGAATCCAATTACAATAAAAGAACTCTACCCAGATGTAGATTTTGAAGGTTCGATTATATCTGTAAACGGATTTTTACAAGATGAAAATTATTTATTGAAAGACGGTGATATTTGTACAATAAGATTGTTTCCAAAAGGTAACGACACTGGTCTAGCGACAGGAGGTTTCCTGGGAGCGATTCTAGGCGGTCTTACTTTTCTTATTCCGGGTGTTGGTGCATTTCTAGCGGTAGGTTTATTTTTTGCAGGGGCGATCGCGGGAGGGCTGGCAGGAGAGGCTATTCAACATGGCAGTTTAGATAGGCTATTTGGCTCTAATCCAAACGAATCAACAAAAGGGCAGGTCGAACAAATACCTCAATTAAGAGGTGCAAAGAATCAATCCAATCTAGGAAAACCAGTACCATTAGTTTTAGGCAAACATTTATTAACGCCGATGTATGTCGGAACTCCATATACAGAAATCAGCGGAGTTGACGGAGAAGATCAGTATTTCTACGCTCTATATATGTTAGGTTACGGAAAATTAAGAGTAACCGATGTTAAACTTGGAGTAATAGGCGATCTTGCTTCAAATAAACAAATTGTTAATAACGCGGTTGTTAATAAAGAAGTAGTGACGGACGGGCGCTTAAAATTTAACGGCGATCCGTTTTTGAGAGACGGAAATCCTGAACTTGATCTTATTCAATCTGAAAGAGAATCAAAGTTATACGAACAAGCCGTATTTGAAGAGCGCTTAAATATAGAGCTGTCTAACCCGGGTGAGGCTGATAATGAAAATCCCGCCGCATTAAATGTTGTCAGATTTACGGCAAGAAACCCTCAAAAAATTCAAATTGAAATAACTTTACCAAGCGGATTAATTAAGTATAACAAAGAAGGTAAACCTCAGGATAAATCCGTGGAAATAAGCGTTGCATGGAGAAGATCAAGACCTGATAATTCAGATAATTGGAAACCTTTTACACGTTTCGGAGCGGATCAATTAAATATAACGGAAACGGAAGTCTCAGACGGTGCGGGCAGCAGGCTGGTAAGTAAAATAACCCGAAGAAAAACTAAAGTAATGCGTTTCGCCGCTGAAAAAACTTTTAATTATTATTCCGAAGTAGCAGACGCTTTTGATACAAGAGTAATCGAACTTCAAATATACCGTGTAGACGATCAATCTGACAACTCTAATATCATTGACAAAGTTTATCTTACCGCGATTAGAACATGGATGTTTGACAATGAGAAATCCAACCCTAAAACAAATACGGAGAATCCGGCTGGAAAACTTATAGCTCAAGTTCCTGTAATTGAAAAATTAAGAGATAAAACATCGAGGCTGGCTTTTAAAATTAAAGCGTCTCAAAACACT